GCTGGAATACCATTGTTAAAGTTAATCATTACTGCTGGTAAGAAACCATTCTCAATATTATTTAAGTGTAGATTACTTAATTCTGCTTCTACATAACTAAATTGTAATGCTGAAACCCAATCAGGTAGTGAGTAGTAATATAAGTTTGGAGAATAATTCTTAAAATAAAGTATTTCCATTTTTTGAATAGAAGTTCCAAACGCTGCTATCTTAGTTTTATTTCGTTGTGCTCTTTGGTCTTGCCAATCTGTGCAATAATAATAATTTTCTATCTTAGGATTAACACCTAACTTTTCTGCTCTTAAATACTGAACAGGAACATGATACATCTTTAGAATGTTTTCATGTGCATCATCCCAACATACTTGTAATGCCGCATTACCATATAGTTTCAAATCAAACGATACTCTCTTAATTTCCTCTTGTGGTATCATTTTTTGAACTATATTATTAATCTCTACATTTTTAGAATACAATCCTTTTCCATATACTAAATCAGAAATACCCTCAATACATGCTGCTGATGTAGTAGATGTGGTAAATGCTAATGATAACATATTAAAGAAATCATCATGTCCAAATACTCCAAAAGGAACATATTGTAATCGTGTTCTAGTATCTTCACTTACCTGAGGCAATTCTGAAGAGCTTAAATTAATAACTGAAAATTGTTGTTTATTAAATTGTTTATCCATAATTAGTATATAATAAATTCATTTGTTGATACATTTGAAACAAAAGTATCATCTAAAGGTATTTGGTTTGTATGATTTGCTTTATCTATTGATTGAGATGTAAATATTTGAATACTACCATGCCATATTGGTGTAGAACTACCGCTATTGTATAGGGTTGCTCTATATTCATTTGCAACTACATTTGTATTTATACTTGCTGTAAATGCTAATAGTGATTCATACCCATTATAAGTAATACCACTTAAACTAGCAGTTGTGTTAACTTGACTCATCATATCTTGTAAAGACATAGTAAATTGATTTGAAGAGGTAACAGCTGTTCTTATAGTGAAATCATTTGAGCCTGAAAGGAAGTATGTTAACATTTAATTGTATTTAGCTTGTTTGTATCTGTCTTTAACACCCTATTATCTATTTGTTAGTAATTACTACATTTACATTTATAGCTTTTATTTTAAGATAATTTATTATAGTATTCTAGTAATTCAGCTTTCTAAACTTAAAGTTAAGGAAAAAAATCCATATTTCCAAATTTATTTTGACATAATAATAGCTACCCCCATATAGGAAGTAGCTATATAATATTTTTACAATCGTGCTATATACTAAGCTGCACTACCTGTTACAACTGTTGGAGCGTTTGTTACACTCGCAAAAGGATTAGTTGATGTTGAACCGGAAATAAATTGTGCTGGTAATGGTTCTAAACCTGTCATCGAGATGCTGTACCCAAAAAGATCGCCAAGTCCTGCACCTGTTGAAATAGTTCCACCAGTTAAATCTGTTCCTTTAGTTAAACCTGCAACTAATGCTTCACCATTTGTAGTCCACACAATAGCAACTGGACGGCCGTAAGCCATAAGTTTTAATTGTGTAGTCATCTCAGCTGTTAATTTCTTAAGATTAAGAGTTAACGCTTGTGAAAAGAAAGTTGTTCCGTTATCTCTTGAAGAGTTAACAGTTTCTGTATATGCACTATTGCCTTTTAATTGATAGAAGTAAACCGTACTTCCAGAAGGGAAAGCTGTGATAGTTCCGCTTCCGTCTGTTGTAAATGTTGGGTTATAAGATGATGAAGGATAGTTCATAAAATAAACTCCTTGCAAACCACCTACCGACTCTTTACATACTTCTTGTCTACCTGCTGATAAATTACAACTCATAGTGTTAATTTTTTATTTTTGTTTGTGATAATTAATTGGTGGGTTTCTGTTCTACGATACTCCCCACCTACTAATCAATTTTTTTTATTATGCGTAAGCACCATAGTAAACTACATCAGCATTGATACCTACAACTGTACCAGCTGTATATCTCATTATGATACGATAGTTTTGTGAACCATCTAAGTTTGCCATATCCAATACTCTTACTTCGTTGAAATCTGATAATAAACCAGTACCGAAGTGTAAGTTAGATTTTAATGTTGCAACGATTTTGTTGTCACTCATACCTGGACACAATAACAATGGAATACCTTGGAAGTTTAATTCCTTTTCACCGATATTCATTTGATTATTGAAACCATTTGCACCTAATCCACCACTACCATTACCACTCATTGCTGTTTGGTATGCTTTAGCTACATTTGTAGATACATAGATAGCTAAGTCTTCTTTTCCGTAAACTGTGTTAGGGATAGCTGTTTGAACTGCTGTTAATTTAGTTACAACATTTGCTGCTGTAATACTACCAGATAATTCAAATCCTGTTCCTGCTGCGATAACACCAGTTGATGCTGCTACTGAAGCACTTAATGCTACTTCAAATCCACCAAATTGTCCGTTAGTTGCGGTTACACCTTGCCAAACAGATATTTCAGTTGCTTGAGCTACTACACCACCAACATAACTAATCAAATAGTCGTTGAATGATTTAGGGATAGTATCAAATGCACTATATCCTAATTGTAAAGCTTCCCAAGATTGAACGAATTGTTGCTTACACAACTCTAAGTTAACTTGTAATTCTTTTGGAGTTAAAACTGCTTCTGATAATGCTACTGAGCCAGAAGTTGTGAAATCACAAGATGCATCATTTACGATGTTTGCGATTGCGATTCTTTGGATAACTTCTTTGTATTTAACATTCGGGTGAATGGTAACATACTTGTTGTCCAATGTTCTTGCTGATAATAACGCTGCTGCGATATATTGACCAGCAAATTCACCTGCGTACGTGTTTTGCGTAAACGAAGGTTGAACGAAATTTTGTAATTTTTTCATTTTTTAATGAGTTTTTTAATTAATTAAATATTATTCATTTTTGATAAAACTGAGGCTTGATATCCTACTGCTTTTTTACCAAAATTGTTTCTGCTTTGTTCTGCGAATTTAAGAACTGATTCAATTGGAGCTCCGTCCAATTTAGTAAATTCTTCTTCCTCTTCTTCTTCATCCGGTTCAACTGCACTCATAGTTGTTGCAATTGGTTCTAATGAACTAACCTCAGGCGGTCCATCTTGAGGAAATGCTGATTCAAACTTTTCCATCATTGATTTCAATTTAGATTCTAATTCACCCATTCTATAATTTAATGATATAATAGGGTCTTTAGTATCAGGCTCAGGAATTTCGTTTTCCTTGCTTTCATCAGTTGTGTTTGGTAATCCTTTAGCTGTTTCAGTAGTAACATCAGCCATTTCAGCTTCTTTTTCTACTTCAATTTCTACTTCTGTATCAGATGTTAATTCAACATTTTCTCTTTCTGTGATAACACCATCCTTAGTAATTACTTTAATTAGGACTTCGTTTCCTTCAGTATCTTTCAAACTAATCTCATGCTCACCGTCTGGTGCTGGAGTTTTAGTTCCGTCTTCTGAAACTACATCTACTGTTTCACCTACATCAAATGTTGGAGATTCTAATATAGTTCCGTCTTTTGTTTGTGCTTCTGTAAAAGTAACCTCGTCTGTTAAATTCAACATCTTTGCTATTTTACTTAATACGCTTTTTGAGTTCATATGTAATGTGTTTATCTTTTTAACACCATTAAAATCATATGTAATTACTTTTTTCTGCTATTCACCAAAAATATATCCCTTTGCAGGATTTATTTCTGAATTACTCCTTAAAAGATTGATTATTTTCGGATTAACTAACTCAGGATGCACCCACCAATCCTCATAACTGCTGTATTCATCTACTGCTATATCGTTTACTACTAATTCATAACCGAATGAACGCAAATACTTTCTGCTCTTTTCTCTTACACTATCATCCATATAATAATCATGCTCAAATGTAATGACTCTAAACTTATGTTTCCAAAATGGTATTGATAATAAAACTTCATAGCTAATATTGGGTGGGTCTACATCTATTTGTAAATAATCTGTAATATTATCCAATCCCCATATCGGCATCTTTTCCCAATCTACTTTAGTTGCATCCATTTGATAGGGTATCGTTACTCTATCTTTCCAATTATCTACTACATTACTATCTATATCAATGCTAACACCATCCCAACCTAACTCCTCTAATAACTTTGTATTGTTACCATAAGTAGGATGTGCACAACCAATCTCAATCCAACTACCCCATTCCTTTCCATCTAATGCCATAAGAACAAATAGGTCCTGATATGATTGTGAATAGTTTTTCTTTATCAAATGTGAACCATCAAACTTATATCTTAATTTAGAAAATTGTATGTCGGTGTATATGGATGGTTGTTTCCAATTGTTACCATAGGTATTTAGATTATTTTGTATTGCAGTTTTATAATTAGGCCATAAATCAGTTCTCTTATTTAACTCTCTGAATATTGCTACACTCTCATCAAATAAACCTATCCACCATGCACATACACCTCTTTCAAAATCAAATACCCAATCGCCAGGATATTCTAAATCAGTTATAGAATGTTTTTCATCCCATGCTATATTTTTTCCTATTACTGCTGCTGTATATCCTTCTTGCCATTCTTTGCATCTTTCGTATGTTCTTGCTAATAGATTATGTCCTTCAGGTCTATTAGGTAGTAAACTAATTGCTCTTAGTATTAATCCTTTAATCATAAACCATCTATTACCTTGCTTTTCAAAACATAAAGCCATTCTTAACATTGCTTCATAATTTAATTCATTATTATTACCGAATTCAGTTGCTCTTAAATAGAAACCTGCTGCTGATGCTGTTTGACCTAACTTCTCATATTCATATCCTAATCTAAAACAGATATTTGGATTTGTAGTATCGTTAATGTATTCCTTTAATAATTTATTTAATTCCATATAACCGAATTGATTTGTGATTGTGGTATCTTTAATATAAATGCCGCGTTATCTTGAAATGCGAATGAAATAAGTAAATCCTCTTTATTAAATGCCATTCCGCAACAAAACTCTATCTCACCATCCATAAAACTAAATGCTTCTGATATATGTTCTATATTCCAATC